AGTTTCCTGCGAGATGCATGACTGTTACGGGTGGGGCTGGCGAGAGGCCGTAGTCACCCTGCCGTGAAAGTGCATCCGGGCAGTGTTAGCCGGGTTTAGGAGGGACCCAAAGTGACCCCCGTCCACGGTGGACGATAAACGCCGCTGTCTTGGTGACACCTGACCCAATCAGGCGTTACTCTTTCGGGAGCACCTTGGCACATGGGGATTTGTGGGTCACACCTTTGGTAAGGAAACCCTCGGGCGACTACCCAATCGTTATTGGGTACCTTAATCGGGCACGCACGCAGTCGTGTTACACTAACTGCGTCGCGACACTTGTGGAGCCGGCGTTATTAGGCAACCACCGATATTGCATCGCGAATCCGGTGTAATTGTGTAAAGAGATTCGGGAGTAATTGGTCGCGACAATTGCTTCAACTCAGCGGTTTGCATGTGTGACGGCCAGGTCACATGCATTCTGAATTATTGGCACCTGTGCAGTTCCCCGCTTGGACTGTGCTGGATACAAGGCGGGCATAACATGTGTGTCGCCATGTTATGTTACTAGACACCATGAAGTCTACTTATCAGCAACCTTCACAATTGCAGATACGAACAATTCGGCGCATCTCGGAGCCAACATGGGAGATGCGTGGAGCGACAGTGTTGGGGCAGCAATCCCTGGGAAGATTGTGGAGCTAAATCCCAGCACGGTACCTGACTGTGCGTCAACTAATCAGGGCCTTACTAATCAGATGGAGTTCAGATTACATAATCAACATGTCAAGTACATCGAGATTTCCTCCCGCCTCCCCCGCGGTCAAAGGGGGCGCAAGCACCAGTCGTGGTGGTTATCTTTGGTCTCATTGGCCGAAGTTTCCTAAACCTCTGGATCCTGTAGAAGCCAGGGCTCACGCTGCTGAGGAGCGCGAGTTGTCCTTATGGGGGAACACTAGTGCAGTGCGTCAGTGCGAGGAATCGCATTGGGGGAACTGCTGGTTCTCACATCAGAAACCTCCAGTTGTGGTAAACTGGAGCAAGAAAGGTTTGGCGCCTGGAAAGTCTGGAGCGCGTGTGGAGGTGCTGGAGAGGGACGTTTTAGGGCGTTTCTTGAAGTCACGTTTTGTCTGTGCCATCCAAAGGGGCGTGAAAACCCTGGGCTTGGTGGAAGGACAGCACTCCTGCATTCCGGATCGTGAAAGGCAGCGGCTGAAATATGCCCCTAAATTGGTGAGCGATTTAGGCAACCTCAGCAAACCGGGTCTTAGCGGACCTGGTCGTCTGAAAACCCACGTTGTAACCGAGCGTGGTGCGCTAGAGAAACTTGAGCAGGTTCTCGCGCGACAAGCAACTCCGGG